ATGCGGAAGTTGCTGCAGCTGTAGCTTGGGAACTACTTGTAGTAGCAGAACCAGCAGCTGCCGTTGCACTTGCAGAAGCAGCTGATACCGAGCTAGCTAAAGCAGCATTATTAGCATTCTGTGTGGCGTCTAATTGNGTCTTGTTGACCGCATCTTCAGGATCAGTGCCTGCTGCAAGATTTACAATCTTATAGTTACTCATGTCGAGATCTGCAGACAAGACAGCACTTTGAGCTGTCAGAGCATAGTTCTCAAGTTCCTGTGATCTATAAAGGTTTTGTAATGTGTTCTCATTTAGGTCGTTCGCTCGAATAGAGGAACTTGCAAAGAACGTTGCACGCGGACTATCGGCATTAGTATCACGATAAATACGGATATTAACGCCAGTAGCTGGTGCAGTATTAAGCTGGATAGTAGTTGGGCTTGCGAATGAATATTGAGTTGTAAGGAGAACGCCACCAACATTTACTTTGATGTCCGTCTCGTCGATATATGGGAAGGTAAAGGGGAATAAGACAGTAGAGCCATCCCCGGTTGCTATTGCTTGTGTTACAGCCATTTACATCCAAGATGTGTTATTTGTTTTTGGTGGATTTTAAAAGTTGCTCAGCCTGATCTACTAAACCAACGCCCTGACGTGTACGTGCAGCTTCACGACGTGACGCTTGACCACGCAGACTGGGTTGCTCTGCGAATAGTTGGGCTTCAGCTTGAGATTTTGCACGCTTAAAAATAGCGTTGATTCGATCAAAGAATAAAGAATCTTCAATTCTCATGTTTTGAGGATCTTCTAAATCCTTACCTGGAACACCGTTCTCACGTAAGTCACGGTATTTCTCAATCTCAGCTTTGATCTGTTTGTTTTTAAAGAGACTTTCTAACTGAGTTTCTATATTTGGTTTCAATTCACCCATGAGTTGCATCATGCGTGAACGCTGTTCAGGTTCCAGGCGGTTGCCCTTGGAATCTGTTTTGAACGTAGTCGCTAGATCAAACCCACTTTCACGCAGCAAACGTCTCGTAGGTGTATCAGTACCGGAAATTTGAATAGGACTGATGGAGTTCCACATACGTGTCGGGAAATCCCACATACGTATAGGAGAGCCATCAAGTGGGTCATATTGAAGAGGCATAGCACCTCTTGTGCCCGGATTCCGATTCATAATCGTTGATCTAAAATCACGATCTAACTCGCGGAAACCAGGGTTAAATACGTTTGCTAGTTCATTACGAATGCCAGCAAATGGAATAAAATTATTAGTTAGGTTTGCAGCCCAAGTCTCAGAACGCGCACCATCAAATGCTAAGACATCAGTTAAAGGTTGTAGACCAGACAAGAACGACTTGTTCGTGATATTCATACCAATAAGGTATCCCATCTTCCTAAACATATCTTCAGTAGCTGTCTGACCTAAATCAGAGCTGGCATCACCAACATCAGCAACCAAAGCTAAGAACGAAGCAAACGGCTCTAGACCATCGTAATTAACCCACTTATCTCCAAGCTTGATAGAACGAGGCCTCCACTTACCAGATTGAATCCACGCATTACGTAGCTCACGGTTTGGAGGTCCATTACCAGTAAGACGACCTGTTGTGTACAGACCTGTAGCAGCACCCACTGTCATATATCCAGTAGCAATACGGCCACGAATCTGTGCTTTGGCTTGTGCTAAAGCGCCAGCATCAGTGATTCCATACTTACGTACTTTGTCAAGATACTGAGGTGTTGCATTAAGAATGGATCTGACATCATCATTGAATCGTGCCAAAATTGGTGTGTGCTTACTAACGACTGAAATAGCGTTAGCACCTGTCTTCATGAACAGGAAGAACGGACGCAACAGCGGTGTGCTTTGCATCAACGATTCAAGCTCTCCTAACTTTCCTTGCAGTGGTAGCTGCAACGCAGCCTCTTTACCTGCATACTCAGCAGCAGTATCAACTACTTCACCAGAAGGATTGAAGATAGTATCGCGTAATTGGCGCTCATACCTTTGAACCATTTCCTTGCTGACTTGACCATTACTGGCATCCCAAGCAGCATCGAATGCACGTGCTTTTAACTCTTGTCGTCCAATAAGTGTTTTAGAGAACGAGTCGATAGTTGCCATCGCATTAGATGGATAACGAACCCAGCTTTGATTATTGAAATCTTTGATAGTAGAAGTAACTCTATACATAGCAATTTCTGCTGTATTACCTTCTGATTCAATAACCTTACCTAGGTTTTGCCACTCAATAGTTTCAGCAGGACTTACTAATTGATTTACGTAAGGTCCAGACTGATTCTTAACAAGTGATGTGTGTGTACGACTAGCAAGGGTCCAGGCTTCACCAATGGTTCCGAACATACCGTCAAAACCCATATGAATACCTTTAGCCATCGTCTTACGATCGCCAGACATAGCACCGCCAAGTGCAATTGTGAGAGGCTTCATGACTGTAAGAAGAGCAGTACCAGAAAAAGCTCTGGCCATTGTCTTAGGTGCAGACAAAATACTGTTATAAAGCGTGCTGAATAGCCCATCTACAAATTCACTACGAGCACCCTGCACACCTAAAAGAGACTTCACATTAAAGATTCGATTAGTTGCATAGCGACGTAAAGCTTCCATACTTACTACGTCACCATTGGTTTCAGCAAAAGCACGTAAGAAGGTTTCTGTAAGTTCAGGATCACTCTTCATGATCTTCTTCAGATTCCCCATGAAGTCAGTTAGTTTTTCACGCTTACTAGCAGCAGCAACTCCATCAGCAGTACGAGCTACCATCTTGTCGCCACGACGGGCACGTAACAGAGAACCAGCGAATTCACTGGACTCTTGATTCATAAGGAAAGCAGCTTCTACTTTGGTAAGTAAATTACTAATTCCTTCCTCGGCAGGAACCTTACCTGCTAACGAATGTAGTGCCATGGCTTTATCTGCTACAGCTGCATTGAGATCATGCATGACCATCTCTAGTGCCATGGTGTTAGAGCTACTAAGTACTTTGGTAGTACCGCCGCGTACATTAGGAATCTCAATTGCATCTTCCATCAACATCTTAGAAACTACGTCCCAGTCGCCTTTAGCAACTTCAGGGAAAGTAGATACAATGTCAGAGTATTTTGCAATAGCTAGTTGCTTGACACCAGTCATAGATGTCTTGAGACCAGCGACGTTGCGTCCTGCTGGAATCTCTAAACCACGCTGAATCTCTTCTGCATGAGTTCTGACTAACTTAGCTAAGTTTTTATTGTCACGAGATATACGTGTGATGTTGGCATCTGTAATAAGTCGGGCACGGCGTCCAGCAGCAAAATCACCACGTGACTCCATGTCCAACATATCCTTCATATGCCTGTAGAACGAACCTTCACGTACTCCACGTAGACCTCTGTCAGGTGCATCGAAAAAGTCAGGATGCAAAGATGGTTTTGGGCCAGTTATACCGTCACTAAGATCTAACTCGATTTGCTTGAAAAGAGCATCCTGTTGTGATTCTGTGATCTCAGCAGCAGTCTGTTTAGCAACAATATCTGGATGTGCATCAAACGCCTCAGTAATAGTCTTCTGAAGATCAATACGTTCAGTAACTAAAGCAGAACGATTTGGTGCATCAATTTCAATATTCTTGAGAAGTTCATCAACCTCTTCTAAACGACTCTGGGCTTTAGTTACAAGTGTAGGATTTGGTGGTACAACCAGACCTTTATCAATCTTTTTAGCAAGACGTTTTCCAAAAAGATACCCAAAAATCTTTCCCGCCGCAGCACCCATACCTAAATCTTCTAAGACATGCTTTGCCTTACGTTCAAGAGGTGAAGATTCATCTGATGTGGAAGTAAGTCTCAACCAAGGCATCACCTCTGTCAAGCTATCATTAAGAGTAGCTTCCTTAGAATACTCACTCATAAATGTAGCCACAGCACTCTGACGAAGATTACCGCCTAATGCACTACTGATCCTTTGACCTTTTGCTGTAGTAGCTCCAAGGTTTGCATACTTAGCAAGATCTATTCCTGTTCTACCTGCTTGTAACCCTTTCACACCTTTTAGGCCAAGCTGAGCAAGCTTTCCAAACTTACCAACACCAGCAAAGTTGATACCAAATTCAAGACCACGACGAAGAAATCTTCCCCATCCGGTTTTGTTCATTGGTTCAACATTATCATCCACTTGAAGCCATGTGGGCTTGAAATTAGGATTAAGAAGTTGACCTTGAGCAATCATCTGTGCAGTACCACCAAGACCTTCAACAGCATCAATACCAGAACCTAGAATTGCTGTACCAAATTCTTGGAGAGGATTTACATCTTGTTTGGGTTCTGGTTCAACATCAGGTAACTTAGCTGCTTGCTCTTGGTTATAAGTCGAACCACTAAGACCCGTAGGCTCATCAGGGTTCGCTTTGCGATATTCTTCATAACCCTGCCTCATTCCATCAGTCAGTTCAGCCTCAGCAGCTTGACTTTCAATTGGAGCTAAAGGATTATTCTCTTCTTCATCTAATGGACCCGTAGGTGTCATTGTCATTGTCTATTTTGATAGTAGGACTTTTGCCCGTGCATCAGTAAGATCTCACTACCATCAGGTAACCGATAGGCGCTGTAATAACCTCCACCATTGGGATCAAAGTCATTAGCAACCCATCGTGCTCCGCGAACCGATATAGGCGTACCTACTGGTGTAGCGAAATCAATACCTCGATGGTTAGGTCTTCTAGCTGTGCGATAACCGGACGTTTCTGGATAACGATCAGACAACTCAGAAAGCGGTCTACCATTAATATATAATTTGTCTAGATAAGGACGAGGATTAATCTTATTACCATTAGGATCATTAACAGCAAAGTGGACATGCGGACCCGTACTACGACCAGTGTTACCTGTCATAAATGCACGTGCCGCTGCACCCATTAGTGCTGGATTAGACCAACGGCTAGTACCTAGCTGCTCATTAATAAAAGGCTGGTAAGGATCAATACCTTGATCAATAAGCATGTCAGTTAGTTTCTTTAGATAATCAGGATCATCTTTTTTAAATTCACTACTAGCTAAGATCTGTGCAGCTTCAAAAGGTGTTTTTGCAGTTGCAATCTGTGGGCCAACTTTTTCTACAAAGTCTTTTACACCAGCTCCAGGCGTAGGATAACTAGAGTAAGAACCACTACCACCAAACTGTTTTGCGTATTGCATCACTTTAGGTGCATATTCGCTGTTTTCTTGGGTTAGTCCAACACCGCCATTAGGACCAGCATTGTACGCATAGAGTGCTCGCTCTAAATCAAATCCTCTGTTATCCATCATTCTACGAAGATAACTAGCTGCATAATCAATATCAGCAGCATCATCCAAGCCTGGAGTGATCGATGGATGAGATTCAGGCATGAGCTGTGCAATACCTACAGCACCAGACGAGCTAACAACACCTGAACCACCTTGCATAGAACTTTCTGTTTGTAACAGACCAGCTAATACAGGAGCAGGGATATTGTGCTTTTGAGCGGCTTGTTGAATTGCAGGTCCATAGCCATTAAGACTTGGATTACTAGGATTAAATGTACTAGACCTATTACCAAAGTAATTGTTCTGACCAGTTTGACTACGACCATAAGCAGATTCAAGTGCCCATACAGCACCAGCTACTGGAGCCACTGCAGCAGGCATTCCGTTATACACAGCCATGCTGGTTACATCACGTGCGCCTGCTGAGCCACGTCTAATTCTTATGGGAGGTAGACCGCCATCAGCAGCTAGCCGACTAACACGATTAGGTGTCGGCTCAACAGTTAAGTCATGCCAACCTGCAGATTGTGCGTGCTCCTCCCAAGGGTCTTTCCCATTGTCATCGACTGGGCCGCCTGCGTCAGAACCAATATTCCGCTCAAGGACAAGCTGCCTAGCCTGACTAATAGTAAGTTTATCATCTGGATTATTGTTGTTATGTGTGCGTACTACTTGCCGGAGTTTTACAGCAGCACTTTTACTGTCATCATTACTTCTATTATCAGCTATAGCTTGTAATTCAGAGTCAGTCAAAAGAGATTTTGGCTCACCAAATACGTCATAGCTATTAGTATTAAGCATCTGACGGGCATTAGACTTAGCTGCTCTATTGATAGCTGTGACTTTTGTGTCACGGTCGGCACTCTGCTGACTAGTTCCAGCAAGCTTTTCTACAAGATTAGGGAAAGAAGTTTGGAGACCAAGACCTTCGAGATAGAAGATACTGGTTTTATCCTTATCCTGCATCCCTTTGGTAATTAATTCCTTTACCTCAAGAGCAGCCACTTGATAAGCCTTATCCCAAGAAAATTCTGGATTGGCACTTTTGATGACATTTACTTTTTCATCTAAAAGACCCGCAGCCTGTAGAGCAGCTAAATTAACAGCAGTGTTCTCACCTTCAGCAGCATTATAACCTGCAAGATCTTTGATGTCATTAGTTAAACCCGCGATAAGCTTTTCGGCCGTTGGCGCAGCGGTTGACTTACCAGTACCGCCATTAATTTCATCTTGTTTCTTAGCAGCATTGACATATTTTGTGTCATCTTCAAGCTGACCATACCGGCCACTCATTAGTTCTTCGGTGGTGAAGTTACCAAGTTTTATAGCTCTATCAGCATTTTCTGCTTGAACTATTTGGTCTTGACCTTCTACTGTCTGAAGTAAAGAAAAATCCTCAAGAGCTTTAAATTCATAACCACTACCGGTGGAATCCTGTCGCAACTCTAGGATCTTCTTATCTACAACTGCTCTAGTTGGACGCACGCCTTTCTTAAGACCATCATTCAGAATTTGCATTGCATCATTTTCAGCCTGTTCAGCTTTATTAGACTGCGCTAAATCCTGAGAATCAAGCTCTGCTTTAACACGCGAATTGAAATCGCGCTCTGCCTTCTTAATAAGATGAGCAAATGTCGGGTCGTCAATGTACCGTTTGTTACTAACTGGATTTTTTGCTTCTAAGACAGTTCTTATAGAGTCAAAATTACCGCCAGCAGCAACAGCAGCCTCCACAAGATCAGTAACAGCAGTTTGACGCCACTCAGGCATATCTTGACCGGTATCACGTCCAGCTGCTAAGTAAGCCTGCCATTTTTTTATCAACACCTCAGGAGGATCATTTTGATCAAAAGCAATAAAAAGATTACCTTTTGCAGTTGCACGATAGTTAGCATTTTTATTATCAGCTTCTTTGGCAACAGCAGAGTTCAATACTTGCTGCTCAGCCTCACGCATGTCAGTCAAGGCATACTTATTGACCATGCCCATAGACATCTCGCTAAAGCCATACATACGGCGATATCGTTCACGAAGAACTGACAAAGCAGTTTGCATCTTTTGCTCATCTTGCAAAGCTTCAGTGATGTTAAATTCCTCACCATCAGCGAGTGAAATCATCTCGTTGGAATTTAAAGCTTTAACCAAGAAACCTGAATAACCTGCACCAGCAGAAGCTAAGATTCCTTTCTTGTAACCATAGTCTGCCCAGCCTGTACGGTTACGCATCTCAGCAGCAACATCCTTAGGCATTCCAAGACGTTCATACTCAGAAATTTCACCATTAGTTGCCTCTGCACTAGCTTCAAATAAAGCTTCGTCAGCTTCAAAATTAGGATCCATTGCATTGGCTTTGTCTACATCAGACATAGCCTGAGCAAAGTTTTCAGATTGAACCCGCTCAATGCGTGCATTTTCAACTGTCTGTGCGGTTTCCATAAGTGATTTGGAAAACTGCTGTAGTGGTCTTAAGTCACGCTCTTGGACCTTCTGACCCATCTCAAGCATTTGCTGCTCAAGTTCCATCTTGTCGTTGATAGACCGACGCATACGCTCAAGATTGTCTTCTTCAACCTTGTCGCGTTCACTTAAACCTTGGCTCCTGTCAACAGCTTGTACAGGAGAAAAACCTTCTTCACGTGCAGCGCCTTGATAAGACGCCTTGTATTCATAATCTTCCATAATTTAGTTAAGTGGTTTCTTGATTCCAAGGAACTTATCTCCAGGTGCTGTGTATGCCATACCTGCTTGCAAACCTCCCATCAATGCATTACCAATCATCAAGCCAGTGTTACGTGAAGGCATTGAAAGCATTCCAGGCATAGACATTTGAGGCATCGGTACACCAATTGAAAATTCAGGTAGTACTGCAACAGAGGAATACGCTTGGTTATCAGCAGATAGTTTCTGATACTGAATTGTTTGTAAGTTACGGCTGTGCTGACCACGAGCACTAGCCAAAGACTCAGCATCTATTGCACGTTGAGTACCAGCTCTACCTGTTGTATCCATTGCACGAGCACGCCTATAGCTTCTTCCACGACCTTCACCAGCTGCTTCAGTAGAACCTTCAGCACGTAGTAATTGTCTTAGGTTTTCATTTTCTTTAAACCCAAAAGCCATTGCAGTTTCATTCATGCGTACCTGCTGTGAGATAGACGCACGGTTAGCAGCTGCTGCATTGAAGTTGAACTGCTGCTTTACCTGATCATTTTGGATCCTATATCGTTCTTTACGGTTTTCGTTTGCAACGTCAACCTGATAGTTTTGAAATACGTTGTTAAAAACTTCTTGCTTACGAGCAGCAACAGCACGTTGACCGTTGATTTTATTTTGCTCACGAACTTGACGAATTTTTTCAGCTTCTTGAGAACTACTCCCAAGTAAGCTAAGCCCCGCAGAGAGGCCAGCCATTGCATATTGGATCATAATTTTAAAAATTCAACAAAGAGTATGTTGTTAGGGCCGCTGGGTAGGACTTGGATAAAAGTAAATCCAAGGAATCGTAATAGTCTTAAATGTGTGGTGTTTCTAATGTCAGCTCTATTCCAAAGGATTTGATGNGGTAATGAATCAACCCATCTCTTAGCCTCTCGAACAAAGGTCGTTGGATACTCAGATATTGCATCAGTACACAACATCCAAATCAGACCGTCTTCAGACACACCAGCCATACCGGCAGTCTTGCCGTTAGGTACATTGAATACAACGGCTTCTGTGTCTAAAACAAGTGAGGCCAAAGCAAGGACCGGGTTTTGACCCAGACCTTCTCGGACCTCACGTAAATCGTCAGCCTTAAGATTACGAGCTACATTAGGTACATCATCAATACAAGCTGTTCGTATGTAGCTACTTTTATACACGTTGGTAGAATCGTTTTGTATATCGTCCTTCCCAATCGATACTAAGGATTGACACAGGCATTGGTGTATCACCTACAATCTCGACTGTAAGGTTTTTATTTCGTTGGTAAACTGGAACAACGTGTAAGGACTCTGCCGCAAGGTTCACGCTGTTCAATGGATATTGATTGGGGAATGTTCTACTGATGACATTGGAATGGGTATCAAGGCCCTTAATGTCAACGTTGTAAGTTACAGTTCCCGAAAGACCGCAAGATACATTAAGTCGATGGATGATTAGATCAGACACGGAATCATTTGCAGTCATGCCTTCAGTCTGTGTATATACAAAGAACCGTGGCATGGTTATTTTCATGTCATACTTATAACCAATGATTAGGTCTCGTCCACGATAGTCATCTTTGATTTCCACAAAGTAATTACCGGCACTACCTTGTACCGTTGGCGCTAATACAGCACCCACTGACTGGTTACTCAAGCCACTAGCACTACCAATAAGACCACCTAGCACTAAAACATTTAGACTACTTCCAGTAAAGTGATCAAAAGGTAAATAGATCTTAGTTATGTTAGTTAAAGTTGTATAAGTACGATGAGGATTGACATACCATGAATCGAGACAAACATCAGTACGCTCACCAGAGTTAAGCTTGAGAAATCCGTTCTCACTACTTTGGTTCATGTCATAGGAGTTGAGAAAGACTTCGTTAGCAGGATTAAATACAACAGCAAAGTATTCGTTATCATCAAAGTATTGATGGAGTATCTTGCCAGTCAATTCCCACTTATACCAAGTCTGAATCTCTCGCTTCTCAGAAGTATTGAAATACTTGAATTGATAGACAGTGCTTTCCTGAGATGAAGCTAAGGAGACCATCGATAGACCTGGAGAAGAGATGATTGAATCAACACTGCTAGGAATCAGCTCAGGAACGCTCTGAGTGTTGTCTCGAAACACTGGAGGCTTTTCATCAGATACGTCAAACAACTCAAACAGACGAGTGTATAGAGGGGTCTTAGAGACAAAGGCTTGTGACGTACCTAAAGAAACTGAATGCAAAGATGAATCAGACTCATAACTACTGAGTGTATTAATCTTAGAAGACAAAGGACTTAAGATGTCTGAATCAGTACTAAGCAAGAACTGCTCATTCTGACCATATAAAACAAGACCGATACTACTTGGACTGACGTAGTTAAGAAAAACAGGTCGAGTAGACGAAGCTGCAATATCAATGGGGTCATCAGCTGTAGCAGTGAGTGCTGATGTTGCAAAGAAATTAAAGAAGTCACCAGCCTTACTAAGTATTACAGAGTCACTTGATAAGAAACCGAACCTATTCCTATAGAAAAATAAGTCAGTAATAGTTTTACCTACAAACGTAGGTATCGGGTTAGTATCGTCATCACCGACCTTACGGATCACCCACGATACTGTATTGAAGGAGAACGTACCATCTGCCTGTCTGACAAGTTGATGAGGCAATGTAGAAGCATCTAGCTCATATACTAACCCAGGTGCTAAACACTCTTGCCAAGTACCAGTACCATTGTTTTGACCATTATCAGTTGTAAACTTTACATATATATTATCGAAATCATTCCCTGCAGAGCTTTCGATTTTGACAATATATCCATTACGACACTGGAGTGGCAACCTAGCTGACGTACCAATGTTATCTTGGAATCCAAATAACGCATCGAATTGACTACCACCAGCAACTTCTAAGCTAAAGGTAGCATTATTAGTAGATGTTATATATATGCCTGGACCAATTTGAGTAGCACTGAATCCTGCATTAGCATCAATACTATTACGCAAAGCACCAGCAATAGATTCTGCAGACAATGGTGCAGCCGAAACATCGTCTGGTGTATTATACGTAAACGAAGTACCGTCTAGATTGATCTTATACGCAGCATTATATGCAACAACATTAACAACAACAAATGCTTCATTAGGACGCAATGCAGTAACGCTAGTAGTCATTGCAACTTCCTTCTTTTTATTCAGAACGAAGGTGTAATCATTAAGAGTAAGGAATTCAATATCATCCGGTTGTGTACCAGAAAGGTACGTACTGCCTGGAGTACTGATTGCACAGTTAGCTACTTCAGCATCGTAAGCAGTTTTAGCTGTAGCCTCTGCAGTCTTGGCATTGGCATATGCAGTCTCGGCAGCAGTCAGTGCTGTCTGTGCTGTTGCTAACTGAGCTGCTGTATGAGTAGCTGGAATAGTCTTAATAGCTTCAAAGACTTTGACCCCAGATGAACCAATAATAGGTTGAAGGTCTGTAACCTCAGTACCTAATGAATAGTTCGCAGGTAAAGTCGTAGCAGCAGAAACGGAGACACCGTTATCCTTGACAAGGTAAATACCATTCTGACTAAGTACAATACCTGATCTAACAAATTCCTTTACGTTTGTGTTATACGTATACGTAGAATCAATTAGATTTATTTGCGTAGAAGTCTGTCCAGCAAAGGCTTCTGCATACACAGCCTCTGCAGCTTGCAATGCAGCAAGAGCAGTTTTGGTAGCAGCAACAGCAGTGTTGTATGCAACTAAATCAGTTTGAAAGTTTGCATAGTTACAACTAGCTGGTACTCCCATATTGCTACCCATATTAACAGTACGTGGTGAGCCATCAATGGCACTCCAAATACGAAAAACATTATCAGCAAACTGTCCAACATATTTTTCTTGATCATCCCGAAGAATATTAAACCATTTACCAGTAGCAGTGGCACCCTGTAGTTGTGATTTAAATTTTCCTCCAGGCCTTTTAAGCATTCCTAACGCATAGTCAGGGTAGACATTAGAGGCATCAGTAAGCTCTCCAGGTCTTTTACGTAAGTCAGGCTGTTGCGAAATACCACCGAAGAGGTTTGGGATCCTTTGGGAAATTGCTGTCATCGATTCAATGCGTGAAAAGGTTGATAACTTTGATAATAATTTTCACCATCCTTGAATCCAAACATAGAGTAATCACCCTGATTGCATTCATATTCAATGGCTGAAGCACGGGTGATGCCTTCTTGTTCTGCAAGTAACTTATTTAATTGAGCATCACCTACCATCTTCACCGTACACATACGCGCAGCTCGTGCAACGATATAAGCTTGAATAGCAGGAGGAACATCTGAAAAGCTAAATAAATATATGATGTCTACAATCAATGCTTCTTCAAACACATCGGTGTGACCCAAGCGGTCATAGATACCACCGTTGCGTCGTACAATACTATAACGATTGCGCTGCGATTCGTTGCAATCTACTTGGAGTACATCGGGTTGCAGCAGAATTTTTTTGGTAGAACTATCAGGGGTTAATGTAATACCCTTTTCAGAATTAAAGATCCAGCCATCAGCTTGTACCATACGATTTACTTCACGTAAGGTGTTAGTGACAATGGCAACTTCTGGATTTTGTAGATCTAAGGTTGTGACAGGAGCCTGTCCAACTGAGCTAAGTATTTGATTAACAGCATCCAGTTCTGTGGACACAGCATAAGTAGGAAAGGTCATATCATTTAGATAAAAAAAAGGGCTCCCGAAGGAACCCCAATATGGTTAAAAAACAGAAGCTATCAAGCGCCGTAACCAGCGTTGTTGGTAGCGGTCTGGACAGTACCGAACTGTGCAGGTGGAGTAGGGGTGCCAGCGAAAAGTTCGACAGCACAAGCTGGGTTC